TTTCTCGTATCTTAAATCTTGTTGGTAAAACTTCTTGACCTGTAAATCCTGACCTTGCCACAAGTTCACTTTCTTGTAATTTTTTGTTTAGTTCGGTAGCATCCCTGTAATAGTTTGTTATTTTTTCTTTAAGTAAATTTTCATTTCCTTCTTGTGGTATAGATAACAACTCAGTAAACAAGTTCTCTAAGTCCATGTGGTGCATGTCGTTTTCTAAAAATTGTTTTAATGCTTGTTGTCTATAATATTGTGCAGGTGTTAAATCTTTTAAATTGTCTAATCTATCAGAAGGGTCTAATATACCTTCTAATAAATTATTGATAATTCTATCTTTTTCGGAAATAAGTTCTTCTATTTCCATAGTTATTTCTTCAATAATGTATCTTTAAGTTTTTGAACATGTTCCTTTGTGTAGCCCTTTGTAGGTGCTTTGTCACGATTCTTTTCTAAATCTTCGTAATATCCCATTATCTACCTCCTAGTATTTTAAATGCTTCTTCAAAAAACTCTTTATCTTTAATAACTCGTGCATTACTTTTACTGATTGGTCTTGCTTTTTTTCTAATAGGTCCAAGTCCTTTTTCTTGTCTTTGTTTGTTAACTTGTTTTTCCATTAAATTTAAAGATAAATCATAAAACCTACTTGCTTTCATAGATATGTCTTGTGGTGGTGTTCCAAACATGTTTGTTACACCTTCACTTCTAGTTGTTGTATCTATTTCTTCATCTTGTTTTGGCATTGTTGTAGTAGTTGTAGATGGTGTTGGACTAGGGTCAAAACCTTCTTCAGGAACTGGTATTCCTCTGTCTGGGTTCAAAGCACCTAGCTCAACATTTAATCTATTTATAAGTCCTGGAAAGTTTTTTCTATCTTCATCTGTTATAGATGTATTCCATATTTCAGCAACCTCATCTTCATTATCTAATAACAACGCATCATAAAATTTCTTACTAGATAATTTACCTGGTCTGTTGTATGTACCTATAACCATGACATCAAACTGTTCCTGATTAAATGTAATACCATAATTTTTCAGTCTTTGATTTACAATTCTTTGTATTTCTTCCAAATCTTTTGCAAGTAATTCATTTGCTTTTTCTTCGGTTATAGTGTCACCTAATTCAAACTGTTCTCCACCTGATGTATTACTGTGACCATAACCTATTGATATAGAATCTCCATCTTGATATGCTTCTAATCGCAACTCTTCAAGTTCTTTTATAATTTCTATGGCAGGTAATGATGCTTCTAAGTCCATATTATCCTCCTTCTGCTGCTGCTAAACCTCTAAGGTTTCTTTGCATTCTAGCAAAAGTATCATCTTCTTCTTCTGCTTTTTCTGCTAATGCTTCTCTAGGTGCAAATATTTCATCAAGAACATCTTCACCTGCTTCTGTCAATACCTCTGGGTCTGGTTCTTCTGCTTCTACTTCTGGAACAAACATTGTTTCTCCAGTCAGTGCGTTGTATTGTAATCTCTCTGGTTCTGCAGGTTGTAAATCACTAAGTGATGAAGCATACTCTTCTGCACTTACACCTAGCTTCTTCATAATTATTTGTTTTTCACTTGTAGATAGTGGACTACCTTTTCTTACTTCTGCACCTGCTAACATATCATCAACAAAATCTGTAAGGTCTTCCTCTGAAAATTCATAACTTCCTGTCTGGTATGCTCTTTGAGATTGTGCATAATCATTTAATGATTTAGCAGCATTTAGCCAAGACATCTTACCACCATTGTTCATACTAAATTCCATAGCAAGTTTTAAACCTTTGAGTGTTTCTGCATCTGCGTAAGTTCCATAGGTTTTATTCAAATCTATAAGTCCTGCATTAGATAATAAATTTTTTGTTTGTATTCGTAAAACAGGAGGTAAAGCATTAAATTGTTTCAGTACATCTCTTTGATAATATACATATTGAAATGCCTCTCCAGAACCAAATATTTCTCTTCTTTCTTTTTGATATAAGTCACTCGTTAAAAACTCTTCTGCAGCAACATTTTTTACCAAAGGGTCACCACTATCTGGGTCTGTTTTTGCTTGTCCATTCTCATAATCAGGTACTTCGTATGTTTTTTGAAAACCTTTACCTAGTGGTTTATTAGGGTCTTGTACTTCCATACCTAATAAATCTGCTATCTCTTGTGCAAACTGAGTTGCATTACCTGAACCTGGTGCAACCATACTTTCTGTAGGTTCTGCTATGTTTTCTGGTGATTGTATTTTACTTTCTTCTTCTACCTCATCTGGCATAAGATATGGTAAACCACCTGTTTCATTGTTATTGTCATCTTCTTTAGGGTGTCCTGGTATATGTGGCATTAGTTGTCAACTCCAAATCTATTTAACTCATAACTAAATACTTCATCAAATACTACCATAAACAAAGGTTGTTTTGCTATAATCTCATACCCTTTATCATATAACTTCATTCTTACTGCTTGTGCTTCATTAGTATCAGATGTAACCAACCAGTTTACAGCGTTTTGTTCATTAGGATAATTCTTTTCATCCTGTATAGTGTCTATTGCTACTTGTCTAAAATCTACATATTCTTTTATAAATGGTGTAATATCAAACTCTGCAAACCTTGGGTCTTCTACTGCTCTTACTAGAAAATCTACAAGCACTCCATTTTTTAATCTTTCTGGTAATTCACCACCTAATACCTTATTCATCTGTTCTGATTTACCATAAGCCATAGGAAACCAATTACCCAGTTTTGCATCTATCACTGCATTTGCAGCTTGTATATTTTCTGGTGTGTCTTTCCCTGTAGCTATAAGAGTTTGTAGCTTGTCATCTTTTGCTGCTCTGCCCATAATTGATGCTAAATATCTTTGCACCTCTAAGTACATCTCATCTGCATTCTTAGGAGTTATCAATCCCATATATTTTACAGCTTGATAACCACTGAAATCTATCTTACCTTCATCAATATTCCTAGAAAAATATACAAGTACAGGACCATAGTCTTCAGCTAATTCTGGATGGGCATTTACAAATTCATATTCTTTTGTAGTTCTTGGAATCCTACCTGCCTCTGATACTGTTTTACCTCTAACTTGTAAACCTGCAGATGTAAGTTGTTCGTTTATATCATATTTATCTAAACCAAGTAACCTAACAACTTCTAGTAATGCGTAATACTCTCCTTGTTTTGGTCCAAGTATAGCGTTCCACTGCTTTCTCATGTCTTGATAAAAACCATGTACTGCAGCTAACTCAACCATATTGTTGTATGCAATACCTGCTTCGTACCCTTCTTCTCCATACCATTCATTAAAACTTTGTTGATTACCTTCTATCTTGTAAAGAACACTAAGTTTTGGTGCAAATGGACTTACAAATCTATCCCATGTTTTTATTGTGTATATGTTATTTCTAACTAATGCACCTATCTCTTGTATCTTATCTACATCATCTGCATACTCAGGATGTAACTGTGCTGCTATCTGCATACCATTTGTAGTAGAAGAAATCCATATATCTTCATCTACACCTTCAAAACCAAAAGACTTGCCCATAGAATTGAACCAATTTTTTGCAACTGATGGTATTGCCATATCTACTAACTCTGCAGGTAACTCTGTAAGTGATAATGGTTCATCACTGAAAGGTAATTGAAAACCTGCCATAATGTTTTTCTCTACCCATTTTCTACCTGCAGGTTTGTTTCTAAGTAAAAATCCTAATGGCATTGTTATACCATCTCCTAATGATGGTAGATAACCTACACCACCAACCCCTAATGATTTAAGTGGATAACCTTTCTTGATATATACTCTGCTATCTTCATCCGATACATCTTCTGTAGCTAAACCACCCAACTCTGATTTTGTGTGTACTTGTAATGGTGTTCCTGCTGTAGGCATAAACACATACAAATCACCAAACCTATCTTGTGCAATAACATTGTTTTCAATTCCTCTTCTTACACCTTGACCTATCTGTACAGCAGCTTTTGGATTGTTAGCAGTAAGAAGTAAATATCTACCCATGTACTCACGATAGGCTTCAAAGAAAGCAAAAGAACTTCTATATGCTTGTGCAAAATAACCTCTTTCAGTTAAGTTATACAACAAGTTAGCGTTAGCCTCCATAGATGCTTCCACTGCTCTTTGATGTATGTCCATAGCACTCATGTTTCTAGTAATGTTTGCTCTAACATCATTCATATCTAACAATGTTGTGTAACTATATTCATCCATGTTTTGCATGATGGTGTTAGTTCTTGGATTAAATACTTCTAATGATTTATTCTTTCTATCAAAAATACCTTTTATTAATGACTTTTCAAATATTGTATCTGCAATAAATGCTTTTTCTTCTATTTCTTTACCTTGTCTACTAGCTAAATAATTTTTACCTCTGACTATTGGTTCATCACCTAATGCTTTTATTTGTTTATCGTTTAATAATCTTTTGCCTTTAGTTCTA